GTTATTTAGTGCCACGGATGTACCCGGCTAACTCCGCAAGATTGGTGCTTATGCTCAAATTTTGTGAAGCAATCACATCAATCTTTTTTTCAAGCTTATCAATGGCTTTGTTTTGTTCTTCTTTCATGGTGTTGAGTTTGGTGTTGAACTCATCCTTCGTGTCTTTAATTGATTCGGATAGCATAGTAACTTCTCTTTTATGATACGATTCAACTTTGCCTAATGCACTTGATACTTTGACCACATCGCGCTTAAGTGCGTAGTACAAGCCAGTGAGCGATACTGCTCCACCAATTATTGTGATTAAATCTCGAGGTTGAAAGTCCATGATTATAGTATTGCAAAATATATAGTAGAAACTGCTACCGCTGTGATACCTAAAGTGAGTGCTGTGTTAGTAATTATTAACCGCCTGTTCTTCTTTTTCAAATCCTTTATTTCGTTGTCCTTCTCAGTGGCAATAGCCTTTTCAATGGCCTGCTTATTCGCATAGATTTCAGCGAGTGTTTCATAACTCTGCGCCTGAATGCCTGTTATCTTAGCGTAATAAGTAGTTTTTAATCTTTCAAGTTGGTACAAGCTATCGATTTCCATAGCCGTGCCGTACCAATACATCATGCTATTGTAGTTGAGATTGAAAAGTTGCAGATCGTAGGTTGTAAGTTCTGGTGTAAAATCCTGCTTTGAGTAGGCTATCCGACTTTTTGAGCGTTGCGCGAAACTGAGCAGTGGCATTAGCAGGAGTAGCAGAAAGAATGTTGTAAGTTTCATTGCGGTAAATTTCATTGGTGATTTGTTGCTGTTGGATGATGGTGTCTTGATGGATTTGAAGACTGTCTATCTTCAAAAAAAGACTATCAGTTTTGCTGTTGTTGGTTTCAATGATTTGATAAAGTGAATCGTTAATGCTTTGCAGCCGTTCAATAGCAGGGTCTTCCTTTTCCTTGCAGGATTTAACACCAACAATAATCATAATTAACACAACCGCTGCAACCGCTGCGATTAGTACCGTGTTTCTTAGCTTGTTTTCTTCCATCGTGTTATGTGTAAGTTTTTGGTTAGTGGGCGAATCTTATAGTACACCCCATCGCGTGTGCGACTATCTCTCATGCCCTGCTCATTGGTGTTGCCTTCAATGGTGCGCACTGAATACTTGCCTACCTTGTCAACTATGCCCGTGTGCCCTATGCCCTTGTATCTTTTACCTTTAAAGCTGTTATAGCTTAACGTCATCACCAGTGCATCCTTATCGCTGAATGCTTGCACGAACTTTCCATCGGTAAAAATTACATCCTTGCGATTGTATGCGGTAGGTGACCAACCTGTGATGGTGTTAGGTATGCCGCACTCGTCAAGCATAGCCATAACAAAGAAACTGCACCATGCATAGCCGGGCTTCCAACCTTGTTGCTTCATTAGCACAAGCAGAGCCATGTCATCAAAGCCTCTATTGTTGCCGCCCTTTTCTCTTACACCAACAAACGATGCAGCGGTTGCCCTTACGCAGTAACCGTCATCAGCATGTGTAAGATGTACAGGTAGGCAGCAAAGTAGAATGCATATAAGAGCAGGTATAAGACAACCTTTTGCCATGTCGTTAGATAGGTGTTTATTTCATACTTGACTTCCTTGTTGTATATCTCGCGTTGCAATGCCCGAAAATTGAATCTGATGCCCAAAAAAACTACGAAGTTTGCGAAGACCATAACAAGTGCAGCCAATACAATATACTGTATGTATTCGGTGCTAATGATTGCGTCGTTAAAGTAGGCAACGGACATCGTGCCTGATAGTGCAAACACTAAGAAGGCAAGTGGTATCGACCACAGCCCATCTATCAACTGCAGCTTGTAGCGCAGTGACTTTAACGTGCTACTTTTTTCCTGTGGTTGTTGCTTCTTGTTTGCCATTGGCTCTGAGTTTTAATTGCAGCTCGCGCTCATACTTGCGCAAACGCTCGGTGTAATCTTGTTTCAAAGTCTTCTTATCACTCATGGTATACGATTAATGATGTTACGCGAGTAGGTAGGACGAAAAGATGTTGCCGTGTTGCCGGTGCTGAACTGGTAGTTAAGCGTGTTGGTCACATCCGTGCGTGGTGAACGCTCAGGCCAAGTGCTTGTGGAGTATTCAGGGAATAAACTTGAGTTAGCGCACAGGTAATCGACAAGCAATGTCGTGTAGTGTTCAGCGTTTTGTCTTGCACGATCTATCATGTCCTTCATCACCACATCCGAAACAGGTATAGTGTCTTCAGATTGGCGCTGAACGAGCGTGCCGTTGTCCATGCGATAGCATAGGTTAGGCGTTACATCCACCATTACCCACCAAAGCAAACACTTTTGAATGTAATCCTCAAGTAATACTTGATAGTTGCCTGCGATTGTGTTGTTGGCTACATCATCCTTAATCTTGTTCAGCAGATTAGTTCCCAAAAAGGGAAGCAGCCATTTATCCTGCGCCAAATACACGGAAGGATATAGCAAGTTAGGGTCAACCGCTCCGTTGATGGTGGTGTATTTCTTGATATAGTTCTCTGATATTAGTAGTACCTCTGCCATAGTTGTAATTATTGATTGCCGTAAATTGGATTGGTTGGTAGAAAGCCATTATAAGGCATGTCCTCAGGAAGCTTTGCAACAAGTGAATTGTTTCGCACTTTATAACCCATGCGCTCAGCAAGTGCAACAGCTATTCGCTTTGCATCAGGGTCGTTAGGATTAATCTTCGCGCCTTTCGCATCTACATACACACGCTTTTCCCAAAAATGTCGGCAGTTACCACCGCCTTTGTAGAACCAAATGTCGTATGTGTCCACTCCATTCGGGCCCCATCCGGGATTGACTGCTACGTTCTCCATCGACACGATGTCTTCTTTGCGATATAGCTTGCCTGCCTCAATCATCTTCTTGCAGAATGGGCGCATATTATCATGGGTAAAACTGCCTGCGTACACATAACGTGTAATAAAGTATTTGCCATCGATAATCGCGTCTTGTTCGCTCTTTGCCGCAGGTCGTGCCGCCCCTGTGCGCACTGCAAATTCGTGTTCGATTTCTTCATCTGCGTTGTAGGCATCGATGAGCAGCCATTCTTCTTTCCAGTCTTCGCCTAATGCGATAAGCGCATCGCCTACCGTGCTATCATCTTTTTTTTTTTCGTCTGCAAGATGTGGCAACGTAGCGGAAAGAACGGTTTGAACAATTTGTGTGATTTGTTCCGCAGTTAAAGCCGCAGGTGCAGGTTCAACAATCGTTTCGGTTACCGCAACAGGCGTTTTTACTTGTTCTACAGCTAATGGTGTATTTGGTACGATTTCAAAAGCGACACCGGGCATTTGATTGCTCAATAGTTCCTCAAGACTTTTATCAATTTTAGCCTGATATGGCTCAACAACTTGCTTGTTGAATATCTCAAGACCTACCGCCATTTCATCTTTGTTGCTACCAAAGCCACCACCTGTATCGCGAATACCAAAAAGAAGTGGTGTAGTAACACGATGCGCAGTAATAATCTTCTGCGTTGCGGTTGTATCCATCAATTGATACTGCTTGTCCGCATCATTAACGGGGAATGGTGTAATCTCGGTCTTAGGTTGATCGCGCTCATTGAAAAACATCACAACCTTGCCGGCATTGCGTGCGCCACTCATCTTATTCTCCCAATCCATCATCATCTGCTGCTTCTGCTCTGGCGTTGCCTGCCCGTTGTAGAAGTTGATAATGGTCGATGGGAAAAGACCGTTCGAAATTTGGTTGATATGGAAGATTGAAATCTGCTTGTCTAACTCGATGTAGTTAATCGCGCTCCAGTAGTCAGGGCGTGGGTACACATCCGAACCGGTGTATGTGAAGCACCAATAGATTTGTCGTGGCTCTTGTTCGCGTGTCAAGTAGTTATACTTGGGAATGAACTCAGGCGTGTTGCGTTTCTTTCGTGTGTTGCTCCAATCGTAGCTATGGAAGATTCCTATTTCGCTATCGTCATCCTGATTCACTGCAATGCGGCATTCTTCAAATGGTATTGCGTTTAGCTTGCTAATCACCGTGCGGTCATTGCTCCAAATTACTTCGATGTAGAAACCACCAAACAACTTTAAGTCATGCGCACAGGCATAGGTTAGGCTATCAATTTTAAGTGCATCAAGTTCTGCTTGGTATTGCTCCGACTGAATACCCTTCCCGGCTATCATGTCACCAATGGCAACAACCAAACTACCATGTACGGGTGATTCATGCGCAAGGTCGCGCAGGTATTGTGGAAAGTCGTTTTGGTCACCGTAGTTTACCCAACCTTTGCGGTCTACTTTTTCCGCATCCGACTTAGCAACGTATTCACTAAGCTTCAATGATACTATATTCGATTCGTTATGGTTCATAGATGATGTCATTTGGTATGGTTACTACAGGCACATCAAACCACGTTGTATTCTGATTCAATACAGCATATCCACGCTGGCACAAACCAATAACAAGACCACTTGTCGGGTCAGTATTGCTTGCAGAATTTTGTCCGTATACTTCATACCTGTATCTGCCTGCTAATGTAAGGCCAACCGTTGTAATTTCAAGTTCCGTTATGCGCACGTTCTCGTTAACAATGGTAGCAACCTGTGCAAGGTCATTGCCCGTGGTGCTATTCTCTTCGTGCGTTAAGATTAAAAGGTAGTTAGTGAATGGCGTGGCAAAGTATTGCCGTGCTTCGTCAAGTGATAAGAACACTTGTTGGTCTGGTGTATTTGTTTGAAGATAGATCATTGACTTTATTTGAAAAAGGGGCAAGTGTAAACCTGCCCCCTTTAATACAACAAGAACACAACGGAAAACAATCTTAGTAAGCAGGGCTTACCGTAATGCCAGCGAAGTTATCGAAAGGCACAGTAGTGAATGGCTCAAGGTGTACAGCAGGAGCAAGTTCTTCTGCAATTGTAGTCACTTGGTAACCCATCAAATCTGCCTTTTGCGCACCCGATTGAACAGTACCTGCAGTCAGCTGCGAGCCTTCGCCTGCACCAACCAACAAGATTTGGTCATCATTGGTACGAACAAACACAATCATCTTTGCTTTTGCTACGTTCAAGAATTCGTTGCGCATGTCTTGGTTCAACTTACCGAAAGTCCATCCAACTTCTTGAGAGAAAAACAATGTACCTGTTTCAAGGTTTTTGTTTACGGTCTCAATGTATGAACCGCTGTTGCGGAAAGGAACGTAACGATAGATAGTTGCCGTTGGCAATCCATCCACTTCGCCATCAGTACCACCATAGGTGATACCTGTTTCAAAGTCTGCGTAGTTAGCAATCAATACTTCTTTAACACCTCCGATACCTTCAAGGCATCCGAGTGTAAAACCTGTAGTTAATTCACAAGCCATTTTATATAGTTTTAAAAGGGGGCTGTTACACCCCCTTGATTATTAATTATGCTCCCCAGTAGGTGATGTCTTCACCAACTGCAATCTGCGCTCCGATGTAGAAACGAGCACCGTAACGAACGTTCTGTGAACCATCCAAGTTCTGCATGTCCAAGATGAACACTTCGTTCATTTGGTTTTCCTGCCATGTACCGAGCATCAAGTTGCTTGGCTGTGCGAAGATGATGTTGTTTGCAGTCATACCTGGGCAAACGTAGATTTCGTACATTCCTACGAAACGACGGCTAACCTCTGGTCCACCTGTCAAATACCATCCATTGCCGGCAGCAATTTGCGCTTGCATGTAAGCTTCCCATGCAGCCTGTCCCATGTAAATTGCAGGCTTTTCAGCAGCACCTTTTACAGCGGCAGGAGCAGTGTTGATTACATCCCAAATGGTCGCGATGATGTTACTATCGCTCAATGCGCCTGAACCCGCAGATACAGCACCTGAACCACCTGCCTTAATCAAAGTTTCAAAACCATCGTATTGACCTGCAGTTGCGTTAACGCCTGACCACATGATGGTCTCGTTAGCAGCAGCAATACCACCAACCAAGCGACCAATGATAGCGTCTTGGATTTGTGTATTAACACGACCGCTCATTACATCGGCAGTTGTCCAGTCAATGAAGAAGTCCTTCTTGCAGATTTGGCGTTGAACTTGGAATTCTTCCAAAGTCAAGATGCGCTCAGTCAAAGTGATTGTGCCTGTTGGCGTGAAATCACAAGTGCCTGCGGCAAATGTTACAGTGTCATCAATTTTACGTACTACTGATTTGTAAGGTACGTTAGGCT